TCAACAACACTCAATGGAGATATTACAAACTCAGCAACTACAATTACTTTAACAGATGCAAGTTCTTTTAACAGTTCGGGTAAAATAAAAATTAATAAAGAGATTATAGCTTACACAGGTAAATCATCAAACGATCTTACAGGATGTACTAGAGGTCAAAATTTAACTACTGCAGCAGCACATACATCGGGTGATACAGTAAATCAAGTAGTTGAAACAATATCAGGTTTAACTCATCTTGAAGGACAAACAGTTTCTATATTAGCTGATGGTGCAACACATCCAACAAAAACTGTTAGTTCGGGTGCTATTGGTTTGGATAGAGCAGCTAAAAAAGTTAAAGTAGGTTTAGCTTATACTTCTTTACTTCAAACAATGAGAATAGATGCTGGTTCACAGAATGGAACATCACAAGGTAAAACAAAAAGAATATATGAAATTACACTAAGATTGTTTGAAACTGTTGGTGTAGAAGTAGGACCAGACTTAAATAACTTAGAAAGAATACCATTTAGAACTTCTGCTGATCCGATGAATGAAGGGATACCTCCATTCACAGGTGATAAAGAAGTTGAATTTAGAGGAAACTACGATACAGATGGTTTTATATTTGTAAGGCAAACTCAACCTTTACCTTTGACTATTTTATCGTTATACCCAAGGCTAGTAACAAATGATGGATAACATACTACATATTGTGCCTTATACTGCAGAACATGGACAGTTTATATTATCCTGTCAAATGAATCATAAAGTATTAGAGGCAGATAGACATTATATTAACATAGAAGGTAATGCTAAAAATTTAGAGCAAGATCATTTAGCATTTACTGGTATTGTTAATAACAAACCTATCTTTGCTGCAGGTATGAAAATGATATGGGGTCAAGTAGCAGAAGGTTGGGTCATAGCATCAAGTGAGATGTGGAACTATCCTTTAGCTGTTGCAAAAGCAATCAAAAAAGATTTTGCAAGAGTTGCTAAAGAAAATAATATTGTCAGAGTTCAAACTGCAATCAGAAAAGATTTTAAACAAGGTCAAAGATTTGCAGAGTGGCTAGGTTTAGAAAACGAGGGTTTGATGAGAAAATTTGGTTTTGATGGTACAGATCAGTACAGATATGCGAGGATATTCTAATGAGTGCAGCTTTACCTTTTGCAACAACAGGTACTTCTTTAATTGCAGCTACACAAGCAAGTGCTATAGGTTCTTTTAATCAAGCAGTTGCAGAAAGAAATGCAACGATTGCAGAACAAGAAGCAGAAGCTCAAAAAAAACTTACAACATATAATTTAAATAAATTTAATCAAAGTTTTGAAAAATTACAATCAAGAACAAGAGTAAGTTTATTAAAATCAGGAGTAGAGTTATCTGGTACTGCTTTAAAAATTTTACAATCTAATGCAGAACAAGCTGAATTACAAAGAGATGTTATTGAATATAATGGTCAAGTAGCTGAAGCTAAAAAATTAGAGGAAGCTAACTTTGCAAGAATATCAGGAACACTTGCTAAACGACAAGCTAATCTTCAAGCACTTGGATATATTTCTCAAGCTGGAACTAGTTTACTTAGTATGAAACAAATAGGATTAATTTAATGCCAAAGATACCAACATTTGAATCTGATCTTTTACCTACTGCAGAAGTAGGAGCTGTAAAATCTAGTTTACAAGTTTCACCTAAAGATACTTTAGCTGGAACTTTGTTACCAGCAGCACAAGATATTACAAATTATTATATAAAAGAAAAAGAAATATCAAATAAAGTTGAAGGTGGAGAACTTATTGCACAAGCTAAACAAGAACTATTTGAGTTAGAAGAAAAATCAAAATTAGAATCAACACCAGAAAAAGGAATATCAAAATTCGAAAATGGTTATAAAACAATAGTTGATAAATATAAAAATCAAGCAGGAAATAATTATATTCAAAAATATTTTCAAATTAATATATCAGCTAGCAAACCTTCATACACATCAAATATTTTAAAAAAAACTAGATCAAACATGGTTTCAACAAGAACCAATCAAGTTTTAAAAAATGTTCAAGATAAAATATCTGTATTAGTTGATGGAGATAATCCTTTTGATTTTCAAACTATCTATGATTATTCTGTAAATGAATATCAATCATTAGTAAATGATGGATTAGCAAGTGAAAATGATTTTAATTTATTTAAAGAACAATTACCATCATTAGTAGAAGAAACTCAAGTAAGAGAAATAGGTGCAGCAAATGCTGCAAAAGCATTTTTACTTCTTAGTAATGAAAAAAATTTTCCTAATATAAGAGGAGAAGAAAGAAATAAAATAATAAGAGAAATGGGTACTCTTTCTGAGCTACAACAAAAAGCATTTAAAGCATCTCAAGATGTAAACATAATTGAAATTGGAGATCAATATTTAAGAAAATTTGGTGAACAAAAATTTTTTGGTGTTTCACCAGAAGAAATGCAAAATCTAAAAACAGGTGATGAAGAATTTGATAATCAATTAGAATTAGTAAATGATAAAGTAATTAAGAATAAGTTTAGCTTTGATACTAATTACAATACAAATTCTGATGTAATTCAAAAAATACAATCAGGAGAAATAACAAATACTAAAACAAAATTTTTATTATCAGGAGAAACAGAAAGTAAAAGCATACTAGAAAGATTAGGAGATGGAGATATAAATGATAAAGATGCTAATTTTTTATCATTAATTCTTACAAGGAGTAATAATAATACTTTTAAAAAAGAAGATCAAAAGTTTTTACAATACTTTAATAATCTTACACCTTTATTACAAGGTAATACTTTTTTAAGTTTTTTTGATAAAGAGTATAATTTTAGAGCTAGTCAATTAAGACAAGTATTACATAAAAGATATGTGGATGGATTAAGAGAGGGTGTACCTATAGAAGATTTATTAAATGCTACTTCAAAAAATTATATAGCAAAAGATATAAAAAGTTATTTACCTAAAACTGCAGACTTAAATAGTATTCTTGATAATATGGTAAATACTTTAGAAATAAAAACAGATACACCTCCAAGAGAAGAAGGTGAAACTATCAAAGAGTATGAGTTAAGAATAAGTGGTGGTATCGACATAGGTAAGGATGCTTCTCCATAATGACTAGCCTTGCAGAAAAAGAAATAAAGTATAATGAAGCTGGTTTTACTCAAAAAGAAATAGCAGATTGGAAAAAAGAAAAAGTATTAGAGTTAAAATCTGCAGGATTTAATAACCAAGAAATACAAGAAGAGTTTGGAGCTAAACCAAATAAAGAACCTTTTATAAAATATTTTCAAAACATAAGTAAAGAAATACAAGAAGAAACTTTACAATCAGAAATAGTTGGACCAGACGATCAAATGCTTTACGATTCTATGCAAGAGATGGGAGATCAAAAATCTATGAAAGAAATACTTGTAGGTAAAAATTTTGATGGTGATGCAATATTAAAAAGAGGTTGGGGTAAAACTTTATATGATATGACTTATAGATTATCTACAGAAAAAGGTTTACCAGAGGCTTTTACAGAAGAAGAACCAGAAGATTATACTTGGTTTGAAGGTTTATTAGAAAGAGGATTAACACTTGGTTCTGAACTTCCTATCTATGGTTTAAGTTATCTTCCCGGTGGTTTAGTTAATCCAGTAGCAGGTGCATTTACTGCAGGAGCAATACCGGGTGCTGCTAGAGAAACAATATTAAAAGGATTAGAACAGCAATCTTATGGACAACCAGTTGAAATATTAAAAAATTTTTTACAAGAAGGTATCAAAGAAGGTGCTAAACAAGGAACAGTATTTGCAGCTACAGCAGTTGCACCACAACTTAGAATACCGGGAGTGGGTAAATTAGCAGATCAATATTTAACAAGAGTAGCATCACAGCTTACAGCCTTTGAAGGAACTGGTGCTATTTTAAATGGACAGTTACCAAGTCTAAAAGAGTTTAGTTATTCTGCTGTTTTGTTTGGCGGTATAGGTTTGGTTCAACCAAGAAAAACAATGGAAGATAGAACTAAAAAAATATTTGTTGATACAGGTAAAAAACCTAATCAAGTATTTAAAGATTCTATTGTTGATAAAACAATATTAGAAGATGTTTCATCAAGAAGTTATGTAAGAGCTTATAAAGGTTTACTTGACAGAAAAACAGTTGAAAAGAAAGTTGAAGCTAAACAACCTGAAATATTATTTAAAGAAGATTTAGCAAATAAAGCATCAGAAAATATTGTATTCAAACCTAAAGTAGAACCTTTAACAGTAGAAAAATTAAAAGAGATGGGTTCTAAAGTTAAAAAGAAAGCTATCATAGAAGGTATAGATAATAAATATCCAATACTAGAAGCTCTTAGAGAAGCAGGTGTTAATACAAAAACAGGAATAGAAAAATTAAATATATATGAACAAGCTAGAGTTTTAGAAGGAATACCAAACAGAGCAGCTTATTTTATAGAAAATAATACAATTAGTTTTAAAAACTTAAATGACAAAGGTTCAGGTTTAAAAACAGTTGTAAAAGACGTTATTGATAAAGGTAAAACTGAAACTCAATTATTTGAAACTTATCTAATGAATAGAAGAGCATTAGAATTAGCAGAAAGAAAAATTGAATCTGGTTTTAATATTGAAGTAGCAAAAGAATTTGTAAATCAAAACAAATCTAAATTTGAAAATATAGCTAAAAATACAGACAAGTATCAAAAAGAATTGTTAGAATATGCAAGAGATGGTGGATTTATAACTGCTGAAGCATTTGCTGCTATGACAGAAGCAAACAAAAATTATGTTACTTATGCAAGAGAATTAATTGGCAAAGATGGAAAAGTTGTAGCTGTTGAGGGAAGTAGTGCAAATCCTTTAAAAGAAATAAAAGGTTCTAAGTTAAGAGTATTTCCTCCATTAGAACAGATGGTTAAAAATACAAATACTATAGTTAATTTAGTTGAAAGAAATAATGTTAAAGTACAGTTTATAGATAAAATAGTTGAAGCTAAAAAGAAAGATTCAAACTTATTTTCTTTTATAGAAAAAGTAAATCCAGTTACTACTAATTTACCTAAATCAGAATTATTATCAATTAGAAGAGATGGTAAATTAGAAACATGGAGTGTAGGTAAAGATTTAGTTAATGCTTTCAAAACTTTAGATCAACAAGGTGCTAATATGTTATTTAATTATTTAGGAGCTCCTGCTAGAACTCTTAGAGCTGGTGCAATTTTAATTCCTGACTTTGCTGTACCAAACTTTTTTAGAGATACAATGCAAGCTAGTTTCTTAAATAAAGTTGGATTTGTTCCAATACAAGATTCTTTGATTGGTATGTTTAATATTATTACTAGAGGTAGAAGTAAGAAAGCACAAGATATGTATAATAAATATGTAAAATCTGGTGGTATGCAATCTACACTTCTTGCTGTTGATAGACCTAATTTATTTGATGGTAAGGTTTACGATATTCTTTCTAAAGGACCAGTTAGAAATGCAGACAGAGGTATGCTAGCTCCATTTAGAGCCTTAACTAGATTATCAGAAGAGATGACAAGATTTAGAATATTTGAAAAAACATATAGAAAAGCAATCGACAAAGGATTAACAGAAAGACAAGCTCTTGAAAGAGGCGGTTTTGAATCTAGAAATCTATTAGATTATGCAAAAAGAGGAACATTAGGAAATAATATAAATAGACTTGTTCCATTTTGGAACGCAAGAGTTCAAGGTTTAACTAGATTATATGAAGCATTTAGAGATAATTTTGCAAGAACAACAGCTATGATTGGTGCTTATGTTGTTATTCCAACACTAGGTTTTTATGTGTTAAACAAAGATGATCCTGATTACAAAGAACAACCTGATTGGTTGAAACAAGCATATTATTATTTTAAGATAGGAGATAAACCTTATAGATTTCCAAAACCTTTTGAAGTTGGAACTCTTGTATCTTCAATAGTTGAAAAAACTTTAGATTGGGTAAGAACAAATGAACCTCAAGAATTTGCAAGATTTACTAAAGATTTTTTAGTTAGTAATGCTAAAGGTTTTTATCCTTTTCCAACTGCAGTTAGACCTTTTGCAGAAAATTTTATGAACTATAGTTTTTTTAGAGATGCACCATTAGTTCCAAAATCATTAGATAAAAATTTACCTAACAAATTTTATTATACTGAATACACATCTGAAACATTTAAGTTAGTTTCAAAATTATTAAATGATTTGGTTGGTGATGATAGTTTCTTTGCAACAAATCCTATTCATGCTGAAAATGTATTTAGATCATGGACAGGTGGTATAGGTAGATATGTAATTGATATATTAGATTATGCTTTAGTCAAAGGTGAAATTATTGATGATCCTATAAAACCAACAGATACCTTATCTAAAATACCAGTAATTAGAGCTTTTGATGTAAGAGATGTACCGGGATATTCTGCAAAATCTATAGTTAGATTTTTTGAAGAGTATGAAAAGGTAGATACTATTCTAAATGGTATGGATTTTGCTTATAAAAATGGTGATTTTGAAGAATATAAAAAGCTACAAGAGTCTTTAAATCTTGACCATAATTTAATAAAAGATACTAGACAATCAATAAAAGATTTGGACAAACAGATAAGAGCTATATATAACATAAAGAAGTTTCCAAATGGTGATATACCAACGCCAGATGAGAAGAGAGAGCTAATAGATGACCATTATAAATTAATGATTAATTTTGCTCAACAAGGACTAACAATTCTTGAAAATGCTAAGAAAAAATAATATAGGATAACTATGACAGTATCTACAACAACAATAAAATCATCACATAATGGTAATGGCTCAACTACAGCCTTTGCTTACAATTTTAAAATTTTTGCACAAACAGACTTACAGGTAATAATTAGATCATCTACAGGAACTGAAACTGTCAAAATTTTGACAACTCATTATACAGTATCTGGCGTGGGAGATGCTTCAGGTGGTAGTGTAACATTTACTTCTGGCAATATCCCAGTAACTGGTGAAACAGTTGTAATCAGAAGAGCTGTTCCGCAAACACAAGCAATAGATTATATTGCTAATGATCCATTCCCTGCGGAATCACATGAAGAGGGTTTGGATCGTGCAACAATGACTATACAACAAATGCAAGAAGAGTTGGATAGATCATTTAAAGTTTCAAGAACTAATACAATTTCATCACCAGAGTTTACAGATGATGCAACAACAAGAGCATCTAAAACTTTAGGATTTGATAGTGATGGTAATTTAACAACAGTTGCAAATTTTTTACCTGCTGGTGGAGATAGTGCAGAATTTCAATACTCAACAACAACAACAGATGCAGATCCGGGATCAGGAAAATTTAGATTAAATAATGCAACAGTATCTAGTGCAACTGAAATGTACATAGATGATTTAGAATTTAATGGCACAGATGTTTCAGCATGGGTTCAATCATGGGATGATGTAAGTAATTCTAATAATAGAGGTAGAATAAGAATTTCAAAAGCAAATACTTTAGATACTTGGATGGTATTTAAAGTAACTGGCACAATAACAAATGCTAGTGGTTATTCAAAAATAACTTTATCTTACATAGATACTGCTGGAACTTTTGCTAATGATGATAGAGTATTTATATCTTTTGTAGCATCTGGTGAAGATGGTACAATACCCGGATATTTTTATAAATTTGATACAGGCACATCTGATACAGATCCCGGTGCTGGTGAAATAGCATTTAATAATGGCACATACGCATCTGCTACAGAAATATATATAGATGATGCTGATGCAAATGGAGTAACTGTATCTACAGACATTTTAACTTGGGATGATTCAACCTCTACTATTAGAGGTAACTTAATGATCTATGATATTAATGATAGATCAACTTATGCAAGATTTAATATAACTGGTGCTTCTACAGATGCTTCTGGTTATGTAAAATTAGCAGTTACTCATGTAGCAAGTAACAACACATTTAGTGCTGCTGACGAACTATCAGTACATTTTTCAAGATCTGGTAATAAAGGAGATACAGGTTCAACAGGTGCTACAGGATCAACTGGTTCTACAGGTGCAACTGGAGCTGCTGGTACAAACTCACAGCTTGCAATGACTTTCAGCAACTCAACTTCTGATGCTGATCCGGGTGCAGGTAAAATTGCTTTTAACAATGGTACACTTTCAAGCGTTTCAATTTTATATGTGGATGATGCAGATGACGCAAGTGCAGATATATCTTCATTTGTACAATCTTGGGATGATGTAAGTAATTCTACTGCAAATGGAATTGTTACAGTAACTAAAGAAGGTACGCCATCTACTTATGCTTTATTTAAAGTTTCTGGTTCAGTAACTAATGCTACAGGTTATACTAAAGTTCCAGTAACTCATGTTGTTAGTTCAGGTTCATTTTCAAATTTAGATGGTGTTGGAGTTCACTTTAGTTATTCTGGACAAGATGGTGCTGGAGGATTATCTAGTGTAGTTAGTGATACAACTCCTCAACTTGGTGGAAATCTTGATACAAACGAAAAAGAAATAGCTACAATTTCTAACAGAGATTTATTATTAGCTCCAAATGGCACTGGAGCTGTTGAAGTAAAAGGTAATGATAATCCGGGAACTATTATTCTTAATTGTGAAAATAATAGCCATGGAATTAAATTACAATCACCAGCTCATTCAGCTAATCAAAGTTATACTATAAAATTTCCAACTAATAATATTGCAGCAGATAAATTTTTAAAAGTAGATAGCATATCAGGATCAGGCACTACAGCTATTGGTCAACTATCTTTTGCTGATGCAGTAGGATCTGATATAAGCACTTTAGGTCAAGTTTTTGGAAACTACAAAGAAGTAGGAAGTGATGCAACAATAACAACTGATGCTACAAGGTATCAATTTTTATTTGGACCAATATCTGTTACAGGATCGGCAGTATTAACTGTAGGTGGTGATGGATCTTGTTCTATATTTACATTTGCTAATCTTACTTAATAATATTTAATTTGACTTGGCAAATTAGATGTTATAAATGACAAATAACCAAGACTTTGTAGGAGAAATATAAATGAGTGAAATTAAAGTAAATAAAATAAGTCCAGCGAGTGGGACTACTTTTACTATCGGAGATAGTGGAGATACTTTCAATATCCCTTCAGGAGTTACGTTAGCGAACTCAGGCTCTGTTACTGGATTACCAGCATCTGCTATAAGTTCAGGAACGATTGCTACTGCAAGACTTGGAAGTGGAACTGCATCATCATCTACTTTTTTAAGAGGTGATAGTACATTCGCAGAAGCAGGTGGAGGAAAAGTTTTACAAGTTGTGACAACTGCTTTTAACACTGAACGAAGCACAAGTTCAACTTCTTACCAAACTATGGAAACAAGAACTATCACTCCTTCGGCAACCAGCAGTAAAATTTTAGTTATACTTAATGGTGGAAACTTATTTGCTGATGGACCAAGTTTAGTATTTAGTTTTTTTAGAGATAGTACAGATCTTGGTGGATCTAATGGTGTTTATAGTGCTAATGATAGTACACATAAAGGTTGTCATTATCATGTTGTTGACAGTCCAAATACGACCTCTGAAGTTACATACGCTGCTAAATTAAAAACAACCAATGGAAGTTATACGATGTACTTTAACGCTGGAAGTTCACCAACAAGAGGTGGTAATGCTCAAGCTGGTCCAATGTATGGTTCATTAACTTGCATAGAAATAGGAGCTTAATAATATGACTAATATACCAAGAGCAATAAAAGCTATAAATCCTGATGCTTCTTTTAATACAGCTAACAATGATGTTGATACTATCGAATGGTTAGATGGTACAACACCGATTGCTAAAGAAGATATTTTAGCAAAAGTTACTGAGCTTACAGAAGCAGAAGCGAATGAAAACGCAAAAAAAGAAACTGATAAAGCTAATGCAAAAACAAAGTTAAAAGCTGGTGAAGCTCTTAACGATGATGAGATTGCTGCATTATTTGGCTAAAAATTTTTTTTGTGAAACTTAATAGATTTTTTCCAACAATCATTGGAACTGCGACTAATGAAGATCATTCCAATATAGAAAAAAAATTAGTTGATAAATGTTATTCCTTACAAAAAAAAATTAAATCAGGTGGTGAAAACTGGATTTCAAAAAATACTTATAATACCTCCTATACTTATAATATTTGGAATGATAAAGATTTTAGAGATTTAAACAACTGGGTACTCGAACAAATAAAAGAATACTCAAAACAATTAAATTATTCCTCTGAGTTCACTTGTGATAGTGCGTGGTTTAATATTTATAAAAAATATGATTTTCAAGATAAGCACGAACACTCGCCATCAAGTTTGTCTTGTATCTATTATTTAAAAACAGATCCTGAAAAATCAGCAAAAACTTGGTTCTATTCTAAAAATACAGATGGATTAGAACCTTTAACGAAAATCAAAACTATTGATACATCATCAACTATTTCTTGTAATCCGAGTGCTGGTGAATTAATTATATTTAGATCAAACATTGAGCATTCAGTTGAAAGACAAGAGACTGATGAGGATAGAATATCTTTGGCATATAATTTTAAATTATTGCAACAAAAATAAGTAAATAGTATACAAAAAAAATGAAATATATTTTAATATTATACATGTGTAGTCTTACTACAGGTCAATGTCCTACAAACACAGTATCAGGTTATCAATTTAGTTCACATTATGATTGTGTAAATGCAGGTTATGCTATTGCTCAAAAAACTTTTAGAAATTTAAAAAAACTAGAAGATTGGGATAGACCTGATTTTGAAAAAGAAAAGATTGTAGTTAGATTTGAATGTAAGGAGTTAAAAGTAGATGCCTAAAAAAAAGAAAACAGATGAATTAGTAAGAAAGAAAGCAGTTGCTGGACTTATAAATGAGCTTGCAGCACAACTTGACTTTGCAAAAGACCCTAATATACTTGTGTTTACACCATTGGGAGGACTTGGACCAGTAGATATTGTTACTTTAAATATGACCACAGGTGAGTATACTGCGTATGATGTTAAATCAAAAAATTATAGAAAGAAAGATAGCTATATTGCACCAGATGGATACAAAAGAAATCTTAAAGGAACTTTTATATCAAGAGGTGCTACTAAAGAACAAAAGAAACTAAAGGTAAAAATTATTTATG